TGTTCTTGCACTCCTCCATCTGCGCCAGTATGTTCTAGCTTCTGTGTCTCAGCCCACTTCATCTGTGTCTTGCTCCACCAGATCATAGCGGTTACATCTCCACCAGCAGCCTTCTGAAATAAGGTCTGGCCTATCTTAGAGTTAGCCTTTGCTTTGCCTGTTACTAGCTCACGCTTAAAATGCTCTCGTAGAGTGTCTAGGTGTATCCCTTCCCTAACAAGCACCGCGATATGATCTTGTGGTAATCCGTAGCCAGCCATAGCCTCTACACTCTTGCGTTCTTGCTCAGTAGGTACGAACTGTGGCCTACCTGACCCAGCTCTCTTTCCACCGTTCTTAGATCGACCATCCTTTTTTAGTGCGGGTTTATCAATTCTCATACTAGTCCTAATGTGTATTGTTGAGTCTAATAGCGGGTAGCTTGGCTGCATCTATTACATCTTCCATATACTTTAGAGCGTCTAATCTTGTCATACCTTGAATTACTGCTGGAAAGCTGCTTACGGGAGTTCCTGTTGCATCGCAGACTATCTCGTGCATTGCGTAGCCGTTATGTGTCTTGACCATGCGTATCATGCTAGGAATTTCAGCTTGTAGATGGTGCTGTCAATTAACTGTGCTATCTCATCTATTATGTTCTGTAGCTCTGAGTCTTGCGGTAGCTTCTTTCTTTCATATTCAACATACTTACTTAGACTCATCATGTACTTTAGTGGCGGTGTAGGCAGTAAGTAATACTTCTCATAATCGCTGATTATTCCGTAGCAGCCTTGATACGCCTCTACGAATGAATCTACTAGATCTGCTACTTCCTCATAGTACATACCTAGCGCAACGTGTTCGCTATAGCTTTTGGTCTGGAAGTGCAGTATGTGAGCGTTAGTAATGCTGTGCAGTAGTGTTAGTACGAATTGCTGTGGCGAATGACTCATTTATCTCTCCTATTTGATTTTGTAACGATCTCGACATGGAGCGCATACTCCCTCTACTAAACGTCCTGACCACTCGCCACACAAGTCGCAATCGCCCTGCACTCCTTTAACTAATGGCTTGCTTGCCCGTTTAATCAGGATTGCTAGTCTCTTCTCTGCTTGCTCGTTAGCGTAATCAGCCTCGTCCATCTACCATCCTCTGTCTATAACAGAACTCCTTGCACTTGCAGACTCCCTCTTCTGTTGCCTCGTTCTCACCCCATTTTCTGAACTGAATAACGAGCTTTTTGCGTACTTCTCTGCAATTATTCTTTAATATTAGTCTTTGTCGGCAACTGCGGCAATTGAATTGATATAGACCAGAGTTAGGGTTCTTCTCTGCTATCTGGCACTCAGGACAGTTCAAATTCCATGCCCGTAGCCTCTAGCGTAGCCTTCTTGCCAGTAAATTCTTGCCAGCGGCGAACGATCACGTCCACATATTTCGGGTCTAACTCCATACTGCGGTTGATGCGGCCTGTTTTCTCGCAGGCGATCAGGGTTGTACCTGTTCCACCAAAAGGATCAGAAACAATTGCGTTGATAGATGTAAAGCTTTCTATTGCCCAGAGAGGAAACCCAACTGGGAACGTTGCAGCATGAACTTTTGAGAACTCGTTATTTCTGTTTGGAGGCCCGTTATAGACATTCGACACCGTACCCCTAAAATTCGCCCCCGGTATCGCCCTGCTTGGATTCTTCTTTTCAGTTATCAATAATATGTATTCAAACCTAGAACTTAATACATTCTTAGCCATTGCAGGCGCGGCGTGTCCTTTGTCCCATATACACACATCAATCAGATTTCCCTTATACGTTGCCATGTAATCAACGAATGATGTTTTGTTACCTGCAAGCTGCTGAAGATTGACAGCCATAAATTCACAAAAGCCAATCCAAGCATTAGTAAATCCGATTAACAAATCTAGGTATTCTGATTGAGTCTTATCATCCTGATAAGCCCCATATTTATTATCGCCAGAATGTGTATTACCTGACAACGCCTCCGATTTGCCTGCATTGTAAGGTGGCGATGTAAATGCCATATTGGCCTTCTGCCCATCCATCAGCTTCTCTACCGCATCAATACTCGTCGAATCCCCGCACATAACCCGATGCTTACCCAGCAGCCACACATCGCCTAGCTTAGTGATCGGAGTCTCTGGCACCTCAGGTACAGCGTCCTCGTCCGTTAACCCTTCGGTTATTTTAGGACTAAGTTCGGCTATCTCGTCTAACGTAAAGCCTGTTAACTCTAGGTCAAAGCCCTCATCTCCCAAGCCTTCAAACTCTAGCGCCAGTAGCTCATCATCCCATCCAGCGTTCATAGCCAGCTTGTTGTCTGCAATAATATAAGCCCTTCTTTGCGTCTCTGAGAGGTGATTGAGCCGGATGCAGGGAACACTATCCAATTCAAGTTTCCGCGCAGCCAAGACTCTACCATGCCCCGCTATGATGCTCGACTGCTCATCTATTAAAACAGGATTGTTAAAGCCAAACTCTCTAATACTTGCTGCGATCTGAGCTACTTGTGCATCAGAATGCGTCCTAGCGTTGTTTGCATAAGGAATTAGTGTCTCTATGCCTATCTGTTCAATTAACATACAGGTTGTCTCTTTGTGTAGTAGGTATACAGCCAGACTTCTTTACGGCCTAGTATCTGATTAGACTTTATAGCTACTCTAGTGACATATCTCTGCTTTAGTAAGTAGCATAAGGCCATTGAGATTTCGCAGGTCTTTAGGTCACATCTAGCATCTATCTCAGCCAGTGTGATCGCGCCCACATAGTCCTTTAACAGCGCCCGAATTGTAGATACTGCTCGTGCCATACTTCCTCCTGATATATATCATAATTATACCAGAGTATTATATTTATTTACATACATTCCATTGCCCGCTGGGCCTGTGTGCTGCGTATAGCTCTTTACGTTCAGCCTTTCCAGCAATTGCTTTTTTATCATCTCTCAGAGATTTCTGTATTAGATTAATGTCCTTTCTGCGAGACTCTGCATCAGCCGGATTGTCCTGTCTGTTTATCTTATCGCCGTTTATCATTAGCCAATACTGCGCGTCCTGTGGACTATCCCAGAGCTTTGCTGACAGCTTAGGTATGTATCGAGCCACAAATACCCTAGCTGACAGGCTGGTGTCCCACATATACGGGAATCGGCGTAACTCAGAGAACGGAGACTGCTGCTCTGTAAAGTCCTTTTTGTACATATCTATCAGACTTTGCATCCGTACATCTTTACCCCATCCCTTAATTAATAAGGAATCCCATGCTAATTGGCGATAATCGTCTGAATAATACATATTAGACCTCCTATGGCAGCTACAAACGCCACTTTAATCCACAGCACCAGCCGCCTGTCATCTTCAGCCCATGAGCCGGATGAGTAGCCTCCTACAAGCCCTCGTGGTGCGTTTAGGTATGGTAGGTAGCCATCGTGAGACTTATTGCGCTCAGCGCCCTCTCTGATCGTTCTAGGGCTAGTATCGTAGTTAGAGTTCATTAGAAGTCACCTCTGTTTAGTGATTCTGCCTGTCCGTGTCTAGGATCGTCTAGCACCTCGTCCAAGCCCTGATTCTGCTCCTGCTCACGGTTGTGGTACGCAGCTTCCTCATACTGTCTGACCATTGCAAAGTATGAGTCTAATAGGTTGGCTTTAGTTTCGTTATCTGCTCGTGAGAAACTTATTACTAACCGTGCTGCCGCTAACTGGAAGTCTGTGATCATTTTATGCTCCGCATTGTGAAAGGTACGATGTAAAGGCTATAGCCATTACAATAATAATTATTATAAACCACGGTGTAGGCTCGAATGGCGGGCGCTTTTGGCGTGGGAAAAACTCGTCGTATTTACTCATTTGTATCTCCTGTAGTCAGACTCAAAATGAACCTGATGTAGAGATATTATAGAGATGTATTAGAGTTGTCAACTATATTTACAGACAAAAAAAGGGCCACGATTTCTCGCAGCCCCAAAGCGCAACTACCAATTACGCAAATTAATTGTACATCAGAAGGGAGTTTCGTCTGGCATATCGTCAAAAGGTGTCTTGTATGGGTCTGTAGCAGCCATATTCCTAGAGTCATGCTTTACCGTAGCATCTGATTCCTTTCCCTTGCCTAAGAACTGCACCGTATCTGCCGCAATCTTGGTGCTGTACTTAGTAACGCCAGACTTGTCCTCAAATTTATCTGTTTTCATTTTGCCCTGCACATAGACTTGTGAGCCTTTATCTAGGTACTGAGCGCAGATTTCTGCCAGCTTGCCAAAGGTAGATACGTTAACCCATTCTGTACCTTCCTTTGTCTTGGTTTTCCAGCCACAAGCTATAGAGAAGTTTGTAACTGCATCTCCATTGGGAGTTACACGAGTTTCTGGTGCTTTTCCAAGCCTACCTATAAAACTACATTGGTTTAAATCTGATGACATTATTTTCTCTCCAGTTGATTAATTGCTTCTTCTACTTCACTTAGAAACTTGATTGTTTCGATCTCCATCTTAGCTATTAGGTCGTTATCTCTCTGTAACCGCGAGATAAATAGCTGTAAATGCTCAGGTACTCTAGGGTCATAGCTTACAAAATCGCACCATTCAGCACCCGTTACCCACATTTGGCACTGCATCTGATTAATGTAAGCAGCAGGTGGCTTGTTATCGAGTCTATATCCTAGATGCGTCTGGGTGTTAGGACACTTGATCTCGATTAACGCATTAACACCACTGATAATGCCATCAGGACTAGCTCCAAGCCACTTTATCGTAGGATGAAAGCAGAACTCTGCCTCGTCTACAAAATAGCCTGTATCGGCCTCGTAGCGTATTCTGGCAAGAGGTTCATGGTCAGTACCCCACTGCATCGCAGCATTGTTAAAACTGTCAGCTACTTGACCAGAAACACGTTCTGCAATGATCTGCATCCTGTACTTCTGTCGGGTAACAGCTTCTCCTGCCTTACCCTTTGCTAATACATCGCTCATCCTAGACGCAGTTACATGGCCTAGCCGTTGTGCAAACCATTCTGGTGTCCCTTGAGCTATCATTTTAGAAAGTACCTCCCAATGACTTTACCGCTATCGAGCCAGACATTCTCAGTGTGTATGTTATAGCCCATGCAGCGCAAATCATAAACTCTAGCTGATAGTCTCATACATTGAGCCTCTTTCATTGCATCCAAAGAGGTTAAGCGCCGCTTCTTCTTTAGTTGCCCTAGTAGCCAAAAGTTCTGTGATGATGGACTCATGCTAATTCTCCTTTGCGTTTGTTTTTAGAGTTAGCTAGACGGATCGTTGCTTCTGGATTGCTCTTAAACTTATCAGCAGCCGGGAAGTAATTAGTCTTTAGCTCTTCTATTGTTTCGCTAGACTCAATTATTCGTATCGATACTAATATCTGCTCTTCTATCGCATCGTCATCTACCTCAACTAATGGCAAATCTTCACCAGCGTAGATATATAAGCCGATGCCATGCAGTGCAATAGCCTTAGCCAGACATCTCTGCATTGCCGTGTTTACATCCATTGCAGAAGGATTTTTAATTGCCTTGTTTTGGTAGTCTAAGACAGGTAGCTGTGCAGTCATTGTTTTGCCAAACGCTGTGACACTGCAAAAGACCATCATCGTCTCGCCAAACATCTTTGGCTCTCCATACTTCCAATTTGCTGACGGATCATCTTCCAGCAGATAGTGAACAGCCCATGCCCAAGAGAGGTATGTTAATTTTCCTTTCTTCTCAGTATGTTCGTTTACATTGATTTGCCGGAGGTCGCTGTAGAGTAACTTAGTCATATCATATTCCTTTCATATATGGCAAAATGCCACTTGTATTATAACTGAGATTACGAACTATGATAGAACTAAATTTACCCTACCCGCCAAGCGTAAATACTTATTGGGGTTTTCGTGGATCGCGGCGGTTTCTGACTAAGACAGCTAATGACTTTAAGCTAATAGTTAACCTTGCCGCTAAACGAGCTAGGTTTGGTGACGATAAAGTAGGTCTGGAGATACTGCTCCACGCACCTGACCGTAGGCGCAGGGACATAGATAATGTACTCAAGCCGCTTATAGACGCTCTACAGGCTGCTGGCGTGTTTGACGATGACTCGCAGGTAGACCAGTTGATGGTAGCGCGTGGCAGCGTGATTAAAGGCGGTTCGTGCGTAGTAAAAATCAAATCTTTACAAGAGTAGGAATCTGATCTATGCTTCTTACATCGGGATCGCAATCCGATAGCCAAAAGACACGATTAAAAATGCAATCAATCAGTTTTCTGCGTGGTGAAGAAAGGGTTTATATACCTTTGTCTGTCTATGGTCTGTGTTCCTGTCGGGTTGCTCCCGGCCTTCACCACACAGGGAATTGATATGAGAATCTTATACGTAATAAATGGATGGAAAGATGCGCCACATTGCTGGAAGCATTACATCTTTAGGCCAATCCAAGTAGACAACACCCCATGCTATATATCAATAAGCGTTTTCGGCTTTATTCTTTTCTTTGGGGATTGATATGCACTACTACAAAAGAAATCTAGGTGACTACGCAAAAAAGGCTGGCAGACTTTCTCTGCTACAGCACGGTTCGTACACGGTCTTGATAGATTCGTGCTATGACCGTGAACAGTTCCCTACTTTAGAGCAAGCGATTGAGTGGACTTGGGCAGACTCAGTAGAGGAGATTGAGGCTGTTAAGTTTGTTTTGCGTAAATTCTTCATACTTGAAGATGGTATTTATGTACAAAACCGCATTCGTGAAGAAATTGCTGAGTATCACGAAAAGGCTAGTATAAACAAACGAATAGCAATTGATCGTGAAACTAAACGAAAGGAAAGCAACACGAACCGTGAACGAACCGTTGACGAAGCGCCACCTAACCATAAACCATTAACCAAGAACCAAGAACCAGTAACCAATAACCAAGAACCAAGAACTAAGAACCAAGAACCAAGAACTAAGAACCAAGAACCAAAAGAATCTAAGTCAAAAGAATTGCGCGAGACGCGCTTAATTATCCCCCCCATTCAGATTCCTGATTGGATTCCTGTAGACGCATGGAATGACTTTGTAGACTCTAGGAAGAAACTTAGGAAGCCTCTGACTCAAGGTGCTATAAAACTGGCTATCTCTACTCTGAGCAAGCTAAAGTCTGAAGGCAACGATCCTAAAGAAGTTATTGAGCAATCAATCCTGAGTGGTTACAGTGGTCTGTTTCCAGTCAACAGGGGTAAGCAGTCAATTACAGACCAGAACCGGGCCGTTGGAGAAGCATTCAAATTAAAACTACGTCAACAAGATCAACAATCACAAGGAGAAACCTATGAACACGAGTGAAAAAGAGCAGTTTACTGACCTGATAATCAATATATTTGAGATATACAGCATGAAGATAACGCCAGCTTCCATCATGATCTGGTCTAACTTGATGAATGGCTACCCGTTCAGCAGTGTTAAAGACGCACTTCTTAACCACGTTCAACACTCAGTATTTGCACCTAAACCTGCCGACATGATTAATTTTATTAAAGATCAGGATGGCAGACCTAGTGCAGACGTAGCGTGGTCAATGATTCCCAGAAACGAGTATGTTAGTGCCGTACTAACTCAGGATATGCTTACAGCTATGGCAGCAGCCCAGCCATTGCTGAATGAAGGCGATCAGGTTGCAGCTAGGATGGCTTTTAAGGATTCATACAACAATCTGGTAAACGAAGCTCGTAATAAATGTACCCCTATAGCGTGGTTTCCTAGTCTTGGCGATGACAAGAATGGT